GTGTAAATCCACTGCTCTATCATGGCTTGCATGCCAACAATCGCAGATCCAGCGGTTTTTATGACGTCAACAAGTGCCGCAATTGCCAGCATGCCTCCGTCAGCAAATTTTTCGATAGGGTTGCTTTCAGCCAAAGTCGTAACAGTTGAAGATAGGCTGCCGACTTCTTTTTTTGCGTTGAGCATCCCATCAACAAAACTTTGCATAGATGGCAGCAAAGCAAGCGCAATAGTCTTATAAAGTGAGTTTTTAGCGATGTCGAGTTTGCGTAGTGACTTTTCGTAATTCTCGGCGGCTTCGGCTTGCTCTGCGGTAACTTTGGCAACCAATTCTCCGTTAGTTGCCAGTTCGTGCAAGACTGGATTCAACTCCGCGCCAGTTTTACCGAACACATCGCGCAAGAAATTGGTCTTGCTTGCGTCATCCTTAAAGCCCTCAAGCTTTTTTGCTACCTGCTCAAAGATAAGTCCAGCATCCTTGCCAGAATCTTTAATTTCTTTAGCGGTAATGCCAAGATAGCCCAAGGCACGTGCGGCTTTGTTGGCTGGATCGTTTATATTTGTGAGCCCAACCGATAGACGCTGAATGGCAGATTTTGCAGTTTCAAAATCATCGCCGACAAGCGTTGAGGCCATCTTGATTTTTGATAATTGGCCGACACTAGATCCAACTTGCTCAGACGCTTTTTGTAATTGCGCCATGCTTTCAATGGTCGATTCGACCTTGTGCATGATTGCGTCGATTCCGGCACCAGCACCGAGTCCGGCCATGCCGAGCGCCAAGCCTTTGCTCATCGAAGATAACTTAGACGTCATTTCATCGACGGATTTACTGATTTTATCCGTCGCAGAGACAACACCAGACGACTCTTTTCGAGCAATACCGCCAAACCTTTCGAGCAGCTTACCGCCCTCGTTCAGCTTGGCGGTAAATTGATCCGTTGCCGCCTGTATATCAATTTGAAGCGAGTTGTTCGACATTATTTACCTGCCTTCCACTTCAAATAAACACGACCTTTCGCCAATCCAATCGCAATTTCTTTTGCGAAGGCTTGTTGAATTTGTTGCTGGTTTTCATCAAATGCTGGACGAATAAATGGGCGAGCCTTCATGTACTTAGTCCCATTTTCTAAAAACCGAAAGAAAAAGGCTCTGTCAGGCTTGCTATTTTTTTCAGATACGATCACCGAAAACTTGGACACGTTTTTTGGCGACTTACGTTTAACTGTTCGGATCTGCTTTTTTAACCAGCCTGAGTCAACCAGCTCTCGCGGCTGCCCCTTTTTTGCGTACAGGAAATAGCTTTTTGCGGCGATCACAACGCGCTTGCGAGCATCGATTTTGCAAACATTGGCCGCTTGGCGACAAGCCGAGTCGAGCGCACCTTTTTGAAGTTGTTGGGGGAGATTGCGCATTTCCGCCAATATCTCATCCAAGCCTTCAACATTTATGCCAATCATTTCTTTGTCGCCAATGCGTCCAAAAACGCTTTTAATCGAACCGTTGAAACGTCTTTTTTGTCGTCCGAGGCCGGCTGAGTAAACAATAAAAACTCTTTCGGTCTAAACGGCTCCGATCGTTCCTTGGCATTCCGATTGATGTTTGCAGACATACTCAAATGCTGCGCGGAGATCGCATCCAGCACAGGCGTTCCCCACGGCTCGACGTTGTAATATCGAATCCAATCCTGAAATTCAGCGCTTGAGATACTTGCCTCGAGCTCTGCAACCGTCCTGCCTAATCCGAGCGCCAGCCGATGCTTAAACCGACGCTCGGGAGTTAGTTTCCCGTGCCAAACCCATTAACGCTAAAGACTTTTTCAGCGATTGTTTGGAACAGGGTGTTACCAATGGCCGTATGCAGGTTTTTGGCATCGTCATCGGTAAACACAGGCGCACCGTCCTGCAGGATTGAGCGAACAATCATGCCCTCGGTCATCGCATTGCGCTTTTGATTTTCATCAGTAAGCGCATCAGCAATAGCGCGAATTTCCGAAACGCTCGCCTCGGATAACTCCGACACCTGCACCACACCCAGGCCGGGCAACTCGAAATCGACGGTTTTAAGTTGCGCAGCGGCAAAGAACAATTGTGCTTTTTCAGACATTTTGTGATTACTCTGTAGAGGTCAAGGAGCCGAGGGCGAGAACGACAGGACCAGTAATGCGAAGCGTCACGTTCAGCTCGATTTTGCCGTTGACCTTTGCGTCTGGAATTTCAGCTTTCGTCACGTAGGCAGCAAACGTATACGTTGCTGGATTGGTAAGCTGATTTGCGCCGAGGCTGATTTTGTACAAAGCCAAGGTTTTAGCGGTTTTGGCAGTAAGAACAGCCTGTTGAGCGGTTGCACCAGTGAAATTCATGGTGACGTCGATCATCCCTGAATCTTCCAAACCCAGCACAAATTCTTTGGATGCGGAAGCAAGATGCGTGACATCAATTTCGTCGACTTTTTGACCGGACGGCTTGATTTCCGTAACCTCTTCAAATGCGTCCCATGTTGATATGGCAGCGGCAGCAGTGGTAATTGCAGCCGCGGTTAATGGATCGGTTTTGGTAAACGACCCACCAAAGGCGATGGTTGTGCCATCAGATCGAATTGCATTGCTCATTGTTTACTCCAAAAAAAATCCCGCCATAAAGACGGGATGGGTTAATTGCTGCAAAACTAAGTGTTGGGTAGCCACATATAAAAATCTAGCGTGACGCGCCTTAAATGAGTGCTTGCGTCGTAATGGCTAGAACGAGAGTGCTTAACAGCACCTATCGCCGTATACAGTCCTACGCATATTGCGTCCGCCAGCCTTGCGGCCTCAGATCGAGTCAGCGAATACACGTCGATCTGATAGCGACTGGGGCTAAGAGACGCCAAGCCCATTAAGGTATAGCCACCATTCGGTTGCGACACCTCTTGATAAATGATGTAGGGTGGCACGTCTTCGTAATCTGCCACGTCAGGTCGAATCGGGTACGACGAAATAGCAGAAATTGTTGCCAGTGCCGCCGCCACTTGATCGTCATTCGTCATGTGGACATCTTCACCAAGTTGCGCGAACACATTAAATGCTGTTCAACATTCATTGAGTCTACGTTTAACACCGCAACAATCTTAAACGTTTGATTCTTCGCTGGGTACGACACTCGCATGCGGTTTGTGATCGCAGCGTTGTACCTTAGACGTATCAAAGTATTGATTTCGCTACTCATCGCTTGTGCGGCCTCTAATTGCTTGCCGGACAAATCCTCAATTACGCAGGAAATGTTATCTAAGACCGTAGTCCACGTGTCTGTAAGTTGCCCAAGAGAATCAGGTGTCCTGGACAACTCTTGCACAGATATTCTGTGCCGAAGCTCGCCTGCCGCAATCACATCGTCACCACTCGATACGGATCCAGCAAAGTATTGACGAAGGGCAGCTCTTCCATTTTCCCACGAGGCAAAATGGCAACTTCCTCTCGGTGCATATACAGCGATCCGACGCGTATTTTTATCCAAGCCTTGATGCCGTCTGGCACGCTCGAAGCGTCGGCATAGCCTGCCGTGAAATCAACCCACACAGCATTGATCTGAGGCAATGTTGGAGGCCAAACCGTTCCAAATATCGGCGTAATGCGAGCAGGCTCACATGAGAGGTCAACCGTATATTTCGACGAGTCTAGCGTTTGTTGCGCCCCGCTCATATCCAGATAATTGATTGAATCCACAGATTGAAGCGGAGGTTTATGCAACAAAATTGCAGTTTGTGGAATTGAAAATGCCGCCCCAAAAGGCGCAAACATTTGGCCTGCAGGAAACGAGTCGAGATAAAGACGCCACCGAGCCGTCATAAGCTGACGTTGTGTCATTGTCTCTGCCCCTTGGCGCGCAGCCGTGATTAACGACGCAATCAAGGTGTCGTCGTCATCCGTTTCCACGCGAAGGTGCAACTTCGCCTCGGCAAGCGTGACTGGCTCATCCGTCGATACAGATAATTGTTTAAGCGACATTTTGAATTCCACAAGGCTAGTGGCCCTTGTGAGGCCACTAGCTTGTTTTCAGCTGTTAAACGATTTGCGAAACAGCAGAAATATTCTGCGAGCTCGCTGGGTAATAGCGATCAGTAGTGGCCAGCAGTTTTGCGCCAACGATGCTGGATGCGCCAGTAACCGTCAGTGTTAGCTGGACATACGAGAAGCCATTGGCACCATCCAAGCTATCGGCCAGCACATCAGCAAGCGCGATTTGATTCGAGCTGGTGATGGGTGCAATTGATTTCAAAGCTTTTGCACTGGTGCCTTGATTGTCGATAGCCTGACTAATAGAGGCAGCAACCGATGCGCTAGCACCAAGCGCAGCCACTTCAATCAAAGCCAAAAGTGAAAACAACTGAGCCATTGAAATCCAGCCGGACGTAACTGAGGCACCAGCCACGGCCTGAGCCGGAATATTGCCAACTACTCCGACCAACTCGGATCCTTTTGCATTTGGAAACATACGTTTCTCCTAAACAATTAAATTTGAAAACTGCTCGGGCGAACCCGAGCGAGGCTGTCCGATTAGCGCGCGGCTAGCTGGACAAAAGGTGACAGAGAGTTCGCGCCTTTAGCAGGACTGATTGCAGCCGTGATCTTTGGCTGTGCATCGAGACGGAACACAGTGCGGAAGGCTGTCGCATCGGCATCGAAATAAATGTGCATCGATGTGTCGGTGCGGAAACCGCCAGCCTTGGTGATCGTTTGGACATAACTCATGTCGGCCAGCAGAACGTCTCCTTGCGAGCTAAACGTATTGGCGTGTTGAGTAACGATTACAGGGCGACCTAAAAGCGTTCCGTAGGGGCTCGTCTGGATTGCGCCGGTTTGTTGATTACCCATGGGGAAATAAATTGGGTAATTGCCGAGCGTCAGGGTAAAGAGTGCTGGCAGCACGTCATTGTTAATCAGCCAGACAGCGCGGCCAAATGATGCGGGAGGCAACCGAGCGATCATGTTCGCCAAATTGGTTGCTGTGAGCGTCTTAGTCGCTTGGCCGGTATCTTTTGACTGAGTGATTACTGCGTTACCGGAAAACGCGCCAAAAGGCACGGG